TAACCACGGTTAGTAGCGCTTTCTCGTGCATATAGAAGACGATGCACTACGCAGTACACCTCATCAGATAAGCTCGGGCAGCCTGGGTGACGGCAGGGTCGCTTCGGTTTTCTTGGCATTCACTATCCCTCCAGGATGAGAAATCCCCGGTCATCGTAGACAGAGCCGCTGCCATTCTGATTCTTCATCGCCCGGTCCAGCGCCATTACCAAGGCGATCGCCCCGTCCACCTTCTCGGTGGACTTTTCTTTGTCAATCTTCAGGTTCCCAGCCGGATCAGTCCGCACGAACGCGTTGTCCATGTTCCACCGAAGCACGGGGTGTCCGCCGTGGTTGAGCTTGCGTTCCAGCACAATGCGCATCAGTTCTTTCGTAGGGGGGCTCATGTCTCTGTATCCCTGGCCGAAGGGAACCATGGTGAAGCCGTCATCCTCCAACTGCTGGACCATCATGGTGGCATTCCACCGGTCGTAGGCAATTTCTCGGATGTTGTAGCGTTCTCCCAGGTCACAGATGAACTTTTCTATGAAGCCATAATGAACGACATTACCTTCTGTTGTCAGGATATATCCTTGCTTTTCCCACTGATCGTACATCACATGATCTCGTCGTACCCGCAGCTGCAGCGTCTCCGCCGGAAGCCAGAAGAAAGGCAGAACGGTATAGGGTTCTCCTTCTTCTTCAGGTGGAAAGACCAAGACAAAGGTGGTCAGGTCGCTGGTGGATGAAAGATCCAAGCCCGCATAGCACAGCCTGCCTTCCAGCTCATAGGGATTGACCACTCCCCCGCATTCATCCCACTTGTCCATGGGCATCCAGCGAATGGACTGCTTCACCCACTGGTTCAGGCGCAGCTGCCGGAACATGTTCTCATCCGCCGGGGTCTCCTGTGCTTTATGGAAAGCGTCGCGCACCTTATCGATGGCAATCGTGTAATCCAAAGAAGGATTCGACTTATACCAGTTCTTCTCATCCGTCCAGTCGGCGTCGTCCGGCAAGCCGAACACCACCGGATAGAATCTCGGGTCATGTTTGCGGCCTTCAATGATGTCCAGCGCTTTCTGGTGCATTTCCCAGCAGATGGAGTTCCGGTCGGTGCCCGCCGTGGTCAGGAAGACCCATAACGGCTGCTTTCTGGCATCGCCGGAGCCCTGGGTCATAACGTCATAGAGCGCTCGTGTCGGCTGGGTATGGAGTTCGTCGAAGATGCAGGCCGAAACGTTCAAGCCGTGCTTGGTTGCCACCTCGCTGGACAGCACCTGATAGATGCTGCCTGTTGGCTGATAGACCATGCGTTTGGTAGAAGGAATGAGCGTAATCCGTCTGGACAGCGCAGGCGATTGCCTGACCATGTCGGCGGCCACATCAAACACAATGCCGGCCTGCTGGCGGTCTGATGCGCAGGAGTACACCTCTGCCTTCCATTCGTCATCATTCACCAGCATGTTCAGGGCAAGCGCTGCGCCGAGCTCGCTGTTATGTGTCGGGACAAAGGACTGCCCCGCAAGGTATAGCCTCGACGGGCTGTCTACTTGAATGCATCTCATGGGGACTGAATAGGGCAAGGGCTCAATGTCCTGGATGTAGTGAAAACAGGAGCGCGTTTCTTTCACACGCTCCCGCTTTCGTTCTGCCTTTCGCTGCAGCCTGGACGTCGGTTGATCCTCAAAGGTGGTGAAACGAATCGTATAGAGCGTCTCACCGGTCGGAATCCCATAGCGCAGGGAAGGAGGAGTGGTCATGGCGTTCTTGATGCCCAGCGACCATAGGAGTTCGCGGACAGTTTCAGCCAGCTGCCTGATAGTGCTAACGTAAATGCTCTGTGATTTGGATGTGCCGATACAGCCATCCGAGTCCATGAGCCCTTGCAGAAGTTCCCAGCGTTGATCTTCGGAGGCTCGTAGGTAGACGGGCAGGATGGCTTTGTCCCTGAAGCTCTTAAGGAGCAGGGGCTTGAGCGCAGGGATGCGCAGCACCACGCTGCCTTCTCCCTGCTGCGTCCACATGGAACTGATGGGATACGGAATGCTCTCCAGGATGCGTTCCTTGTCACAGGTGCGAACCGTCAGCTCGGGCTTCACCGAGTTGCCATTGCCAAGCCAGTACCCGTACACATAGGGATCAAGCGGCAGCTCTCTTTCTTGAAGGTTCAATGGCCGGGCCACGGGGATGCGTACAACCGAGCGCTTTTCATCTACCGTTCCTTGATGGCGCTGTCGATACGCGAGCGTCTTCTTGTAGATGTCCCCGGTCGTCAGGATTTTGCTGCGGTTCCCGTTGTTGACGACTTGTACAGCCCACAGGTGTCTTTCACCCGCGTCTAAGTGGCTGCCGTCCCTGAAGGTGATGCGGTAGCACTGCTCTGTAGCATCCACCTCGCTCAGCCCGATGACATGACAGGCCTGCCCGGCTTCATCAAAAACGGTATCGCCTACCTGAAGTTCGCCCATGCTTTTCCACCCATCGCTGGTAGGAATCGGGGTATCCAGGCTGAGCTGTTTTCCGTTCTTTTTCCCGATTTCGATGTAGACCTGGGAATACTGGCGCATATCCGGGTGCTCTTCCCGGACGGTGCCAAAGACATCCCGGACGATCTTCTCCTGCCAGGGTAAGAGGGCGAAGGGCTTTCCATGGAACTCTCCCTTGGTGTGCCGGAGGCATTGGACGAAGTCCACGACACGGCTGGCCTTATGTTCGTCATAGGGCATCCTTCCACCCGCCTCTCAGCAAACGTTCCATGGGGTCCTGGTTCATATCGTTTTCACCCGATGATCCCGCGGCGATAATGCGTGCGCGCGTTGCCGGGGACAGGCCGAACTCCGAGCCGATGGATTGCATGATTTTGAGGTTCTGCTGGGCAATGCTCACCTGCGGCACTTGCTGGACATATCCTGAGGGGGTCTTGAAGATGGATCCATGCTGCGCGATGAACTCCTCCGCTTCCTTCCATCGGGCATAGGCCTGGCAGTACCCTGCAAACGCCTGAAGATCGACCATCGTGAGAACGCCCATGGCTTCAAGGGATGGTGCCAGTCGTTTCCATTCCTTCTTGGCCTCAGGCAGCAGCCAGGAAGGGCATTTGATGCCGCCTTGCGGGGGGATCGGTTCGTGCTTGTTCAGCGGTCTGCGGCCTTTCCCCCGATCTCCTTCCAGCAGCTTCATGGCTGTAGGCTTGGGCGGTCTTCCTCGAGTAGCGATTCTGTTCATCTCCTTTCTTCCTCGGGTCAATTTGTCGATCGGTGCAAAGAAAAAGCCCTGCAGACTGATCGATCCGCAAGGCCTTGTTCAAGTATCCCTTCAAAGGGTGAGCATCATACTATTCCTGCTTTTCGGCCTTCTTGGGGCCGTTTTGTGTGTCGTGGACTGTTCCGTCCTTGAAAGCCAGATCCTCTTCTGTGGGCAGGTATACAGCAGCTCCTTCAAGCGTCTGCCCTTGCCGAATGACCCGTACATCCGCAATGCTCCCAGCGTTTGACACGTAGCGACGAACGATCACTGAGGCATAGATAGGATCTATCTCCATCAGGCAGGCTGTGCGGTTGAGTTGTTCGGCTGCCATGAGCGTGGAGCCGGACCCGCCAAACAGGTCCACCACGATGCCATTCTCCTGAGAGGAGTTCCTCATCGGATAGGCGATGAGGGGCAGGCTTTTCGTCGTCGGATGCAGCTTGGACTTCGTCGGTCTGTCAAACTCCCAGATGGTTGTCTGTTTCCTGTCGCCATAGAACTTATGCCGGGCTGTATCCTTGAACGCGTAGATGATCGGTTCATGCCGCATCTGGTAGTCCATCCTGCCAATGACCAGGGAGTTCTTCACCCAGATGCAGGTCGTGGAGTAATGGAACCCTGCGTCCACTACAGCGTTGTAGAAGTTAACCTTCTCGGCATCCGAGTGAAAGACATACAGCGCTCCGCCATCCGCCAGATGTTCATAGATGTTCTTCATGGCTGAAAGCAGAAACTCATAGAATTCCTTGCCCTTCAGCGTGTCGTTCATGATTTTCATGCCTGTGCCGCCTGAATAGTCGCAGCCGTATGGAGGATCCGTGATGCAGAGGTTTGCTTTCTTGCCATCCATCAGCAGGCTGACATCTGCAGCCCGCGTGGAGTCGCCGCACATGAGCCGGTGCCGTCCCAGCAGCCAGATATCCCCAACTTCGACAAAAGCAGGCGCTTCAACGGCTTTGTCTTCATCGAAGTCATCATCAGCCACATCCTTGTCATGCACCTGTGAAAACAGATCATTGACTTCCGCAGCATCAAAACCGGTCGCACCCAGGTCGTAGCCGGAGGTCTGCAACTCGGAGAGCAGATCAGCCAAAGCAACCGGCTCCCATTCACCCACTGCTTTATTGAGCGCGATGTTCATCGCCTTTTCGTCCTGCGGGTTTTCGATATGCACCACCACACAGTCGATCTCAGTCGCCCCTTCAGCGACCAGTATTTTTTGTCTCTGATGTCCCCCTACGATATTGCCCGTGACTTCGTTCCAAATGACAGGGTCCACGTAGCCGTAGTCATTGAGGCTGCGCTTGATCTTTTCATAGGCCGGGTCACCAGGCTTCAGGTCCTTGCGCGGGTTGTATTTCGCGGGTTTGAGCTTCTCAATGGGAATCCGCTGCAGGTTCATTTGGGTATTCAAAAGAAACCTCCCTCATTAAAGTCATTTAGAAGGCAGCTGCCCGTCATGAGCAGCTGCTTTTTGCTTTTCTGGCCAGGACCCCACCCCCTGAATATGTCGGAAACTCACGCGATTGAGGGGCGCGGTCTCCAGTGAAAGGTTTGTAGGGATCAGACCCCCCCTCCCCTCGGGGATCTGGCGCCCGCCGGGGGGTCCGCCCGCCGGGGGGTCCGCCCGCCGAGGGGC